CCACGCTGCGGAACGGGCGGCATGACGATCCAGTTCAAGCTGTCCCGGATTCGCCACCAGATCCAGTTTCAGGGCAACGCCGCATCTGGTGTAATTCTCCAGCCCGGTAATCTGGATAAGCCCACGCCCGCGATACTTCCAGCCATCTCCGGCGTCTTTGTTACCCATGCGGCCACCGTAAACTAGATTGGCTATTTGCGGCTGGTGGGCCACCTGCTTACCATCGACACGCCCCAGCATTTCACACTGATACGGCGTCAGGCGTTTACCAAAGGTTTTCATCAGCCCATCTACCGAGTAGTTGAAGCTCTCGACCAGCGAGGTAAAACCAGCAGATTCATGCCCAACTTGTGCAATGAACATGGCCTGATCCAGTGGTGCAGTAATACCGAATTCGCTCATTGCCGCCGTAATATGCGGATACCAGCGCGCAGAAAGCCCGGCGCTAATACCAGCCGCCTGCTGAAATTGGGATTCATTCATGATTAAACCTGTGGGGGGTTACCACCGCCAAAGCGGTTACTGAAATACGTTGAAATGATGGTGCTGATTTTCTTCACGCCGATAAATCCGATAGTGCCGCCAATGGCTATTGTCAGACTTTTCGGCACATCAAAATAATCCAGCGCAGAAACCGCCGTCAGGGTCAGGGAACCACACAGCAACCCTTCAAACAGCGTTTCTTTCCAGCTGCTGCCGTTATAGACCATGCGGAAAAACGCAACAACGATTGCCATAACAACGCCGCCAATGGGTACGTCTCCCCGCCACCAGCTTTGAAAAAGTTCGATCCAACTGTCCCACGAATGGGGATCAAAGTGCATTTTCATGACCTCCCCCTGTCCGGGAGACTGTTTACCCGGGTATCGGGTGAGTGGAAAAAGAAAAGGCCGCCAAACAGCAGCCTGTGAATGGTTGCCGCGCGGTGGCGGCGTTTTCCCCGGTTTGATATTGTTGATTCGCCAAAAACACAACGTTAAACGGGGTAAAAATGAGTAATTACTCAGACCTTTTCCAAATCATCAAGATCAGAGTTTGCCAGAACAATGATTTCCCAACTTATTCACTGGCAGGAACCAATAACTACCGCGCCAGCCAGGTATGGTATCGAATCGGACAGATATTCACCCTTGAATGCGTCCTCGCTGAATACAGAAGATGCTGCTCATCAGATTATTACCTGCTGGACAACGAAAAGGCACTTCACCACCTTATTTTTCAAATCACAAAGTGGAAATTGGAGGATATCAGAGGATTATCTCTTAATGACAGTCTGTTTATTATTTCAGACAGGCTAAAACCTGATTACATGCCAGCAGAAGCTGCGCAATTTCTCCGCTCGCTGAAACTGCCAGTCAATCATTATTCTGTTGACGATTTCTCGGAAGCGGACTGGGATCCCAGAGAAAACTCAGTTTTCCTTTAAAACCACCAGCAGACATTCGTTCAATTTCTGCTGAAATCTCATTTAGCCGTTCCTCAAGGGCGGCTTTTTCATTTACCAGTTGATTATAGTAGGTCAGGTGAAGTTTTTGCTGCCCTAACCAGTCTTCAAGTTGTTCGGGCGTCATGCCAGGGTTAAAAAAATAAGGCTGCTGTTTACCATCTTGCATTACAGGCTCCCAGAAACGCAAAAACCCCGCAAAGGCGAGGTTTCGTAATTTTAATTGACTTGCTTTTCGTCGCTGCCATCGCGGCGCAGCTTTGCCAAGCATGGCTGAATCATAGACTTTTTTTACCTGTTTTCAAGATATTTTTTCATTTTGCTTTCTCATTGCATCCCTGAATGCGAGAAATACAGCACAATTAAAGTGATTCACACACCATCGCACACGGTCTTCGGCTTGTTTTCTGGTCAACCACGGCGCTATCTCCTGAAGATATCGTCCGATGTCACTCACTCGCTTACGACGCGCATAAAAATCAATACCGACGACAAATACCGGATCGTCTTTACTCAGCGCCGAAAGGATGCACCTTTCAACAAAGTCGCTTTCTTCGATGCGCATTTCTTTATTCAGCAGATCGGCTATAGACTGCTTCGGCCACAATATCTGGCGGGCCATAGACAAAAGCGCTTCGCCTTTATATCCGATCTTTCTCAGCCCCTTGATTGTTTCCGTGATGCGTTTTGCTTCATTATCCGTCCATTCTTCATCCTGCAGGCAACTCCAGAACCCACAGCAATCAAGCATGGCCTCTTCTGACGTTCTCCCTCCGTAACATTCCCCCCAGACAGACAGTAATGATTTAACCCACGCACTCTGGACTGACGTAAGCGGCCTGAATTTTCCCAGCCAGCTCTTGCGCGGCGCGGCAGCGGCTTTTTCTATTGCGTTACGATGTTGACGGCGTTGACGTGGTGTCATTCCTTACCCCTTAACTCAGTACACCAATCGCCAGTGCGCGATCGATAAAACGAAATATCAACTCCAGTTGAGAGCCGTATTTCTCTTCGAATGCCACGGTGTCCGCATGTAACTCATTGTGATGCGTTCTGCACAACGGCAGCACAAAGAGGTCATGCGCCTTTGTTCCCATCCCTCCCTGACCGTGGCCTATCAGGTGGTGCGGATCATCCGCCTGCTTCCCGCAGCAGGCGCACGGCTGGGATTTAACCCAGCGGGTATATCTCTCATTGACCCATCGACGGCGTTTCGGACGTAACATGAAGCTTTCCGGCGATTCCGGATCAACCCTGAGCGCCAGTACCTTTTTCGCCTTATCCTGTACAATGCTGGTGGCCGGCACCGAGGGAACAATTTCACTTTCACGGGTAGCTGACTGGACAATTGCCTTCGGCATTCTTAATGCTTTTCTCGCAGCGCTCTCCGGTAAGACTTCTGCCAGGTCATTGCGTACCATCCACCAGCACAGTTCCGGGAGAGTAACTGCGTGCATATCGTCAAAACCCAGATCACGACAAACAACCGATAAAACCCATTTTGTCGTGTTCTCCACAGCTATTGATTTCAGCCGTTCCGTAAACTGTTCGCGCAGCAGGTTATCGCAGTGCCAGCACAGTCGGATTGCCCCCGGGGCGTGGCGCATGGTTGTCATCTGTTCGCTGTGCCAGTCTGAATGCGGCCACTGACAGCCATTCCCCCGGAGTAGCCAGCTTTCCAGACTATCGAGACCACCAGCACGATAGATAACCGACTCATTACGGAACACATCACGAACAGCAGGATCATCCGCCAGCGGCTGTGATACCGCCGGGACCGCGCCGCAGGCGAAAGATGAATATTGTTCCGGCTCTGGTTCAAGCAGAACACGCCCCTGCATAAACAGGGGCATCAGTTCCGCTCCCGGCCTGAACAATACAACGCCCATACGAGGAGCAATTTCAGGGGTCAGTAACGCTCTCACGATCACCTCAATGAACGGTATCGAGCAGCTTCAGCAGCTCAGGGAATTTGGATTCGAAGAAATGCGGTTGCGTCTCGCGAGGGTTTGCCGGGCTGGTGATGTTTTTGCCGAACATGCAGCCTTTCGCCGTCAGCGACCAGAATTTTTTAATGCCGTTAATCGCGGAGCGACTGTAACGCTCACGATGTTCAACAACACCCAGCTTTGCTAACTGCTGATACGCCTGATTAGCCGTCATCCGGATACCATGCTGTTTTAACAGCGCGCTCAGTGCCAGCGTCGGGCGGCTTGAACCATCCAGCGCGCCAGCCGGAGCATCAATGGCATATTGTGGCGCCAGGTTAGGTAGTCCCACTGCCTCCTGGAGTTTCTGGCACGCGCCCAGTACCGATGAATTGGACAGGTTTAACTCTTTGCGCATAAAACCCAGCAGAATCACCCCCGCCTGCATCTTATCGGCAGCCATACCAGAAGATGTTTGTGGCGCACTGGTAATCCGATCGAACGTGCGGATCACCTTGAGATGGAAAGATGGGCTGATCCACATTGCATAAGCAAACACCAGTTCTTTGCATACGTATGTACCTTGTTCAGCACCACCGCGAACAGTATTTACTGGAGCGATACCCAAATTTTGGGTATCACTACCGCCCTGAAAAAAGCTAACGGATTGATTTTGTTCCGAGGGTGGAATTCCGCCCTCGGTGAAAAGTTGCTCAATCAGCTCACGGGTTTGCTTATTATCAAGCCAGTATTTCGGACGATATTTCTGCTCTCCACCAGCAGCACGGTGCAAATCGTTAAGACAATAGCGCCCATGAACGTCGCGGCGAACTTCGATACCATCAATGACCATTAAATTATTCATGCTTCTTTCTCCATTTTCAGTCGGCTGCACCCGCCCCTGTTTCAAATTTCGTGATCGTGATTTCTACCTTCCCCTTCGGGAAAACTGGTCCCCACTCCACCAGCATTCTCTTTACCTGGCTGTCGTCCTCCCAGACTCCTGCGTGAGTCAGTGCGTCGAACAGCGCTTTGTTGTAATTGTCCAAATCCCTGATCCGCTTATCTGGCGGATACAGGATGATTTCTACCGCTGCTAGTTCAGTCGATGGCTTCGGGAGACGTCGTAATTGCTCAATGATCGCCACGCAGGCAGCGCTCTGGTATTTACGACCAACAGCGCTAATGAGGTGACGACCGGCCAGCGGCCCCTTGTTAGGGGCGCGCCAGTAAGTGTTCACGCTCGGAGGGAATGGGAGTACCAGCCTCATGCAACCTCCCGCCGCATGCTGCTGACCAGTCCACCAGCAGTAGTAATGATTTCGCTGGTTGGCATACGCTCCAGCCACAGCTGGTTAATGTTCGCTTTCAGCTTGTTCTGCTGCGATGCGTCCAGAGAATCCGCCCCCTCAACCTGGTTGAACACCAGACCAACCTCAAGCGGCCAGATACGCGAATCCACATAAGGTAATACTGCTGGCGCTATAATGGGTTCTTCTTGCTCTGGCGCCGTAGTGGCTGGTGGCTGAACCTTACCCGCGGCAAATTCGACCAGTGACATGAACGCCTTCCCCTTTTCCTCCAGTTCGGTACGGCTGATGTAGCTGAAACGCTCGCCGCGCCATGACTTATCGAAGATTGCAATGGCGCCAGCAAAGAATGCACCAGTGGTCTTCTGCTTATCGTCGGCAGGGACAAACCACACGGGGAGATCGAAGCCAATACGACCGCGGATAAACATGATGTGATCGGCGTCTTCCGGCCACCACGTTTCACTTGTTGCCGCTTTAACGAGGAACACATAGCGACCGCCCTTTTCACGCATCTCCATTGTGTGATCCATGATGTGGGTCATGCCGGTGATCGCCTGCTTCTCGTGGTACTGAGAGCGGCTATAGGGTGGATTACCGAATGCGGCACCGCCGATTGATTCCAGCATTTCCGCCCAATCTTGTACCAACGCGTTATCATCGGCGGTGTACCACACAGGGCACTTAGCGTTATCGTCGTCAGCAAAGAGATCCAGCGTTAGGGGACCGAACATCGCATTAATGCCCCAAAAAAGCAGGTCTGGTGTCCGCCACTGATCGCCGACTTCTTTCAGTTCGTGTGCTGATTTGTTGCGCAGTTCTGCCAGCGCCTGGCAATATTTATTGCTCATTAAGACCCCACATAATTCCCTGACAGATACCACTCACTACCTGATGCAACAGACTTTCTGCTCTTCCGCAAACACCGTTCACGGCGCGCCAGAAAGGCGCTACGTTCCGACGGGATATGACTCTCCCGGAATGCCTCCATCCATACCGTAGCTGCACGACGGAACAACCCTCCCGACTCCAGTGTTTCTGCCTGACGTATCAGATGCATAATCACCTGCGGGTCGTTGGTTCCGACATAACAGCTCCGCACAGGTTTAGTCCCGATATCTGGCTCCTGATCCGGCTGTATGTCTGTCTCAAGAGCAAAATGCCTGCGAGTTTTACCTTCAAAGCGATGAGCAACACGCCTGCACTGGCGTAACTTACTTGTCGACTGCAGGACGCTTTTACGCGGGAAATCTGCGAAAGCATTCGCTATATCGCTGGAAGTACATCCCGGATGGGATTCAATGAATTTCTGAACGTCTCCCATAAGACTCATATCACCCCCTGAACCCTGTCGGGATCTGGCTGTAATCCACATTCCCGTAGCTGGATTTGAACATCGGATCTTCACGTCCAGGACTAGGTGCAGCAGGAACAGCCCATAACTCCCCAAAATGACGATCGGGACCAAAAAACGTGGTGGCCTGTTTCACGAATTGCGTGCCGCTGTTCCCCGTTGCAGATACCCATCCCGCATAACGCTTTACGCCTTCCAGCATGGTTTCAGCATTTACCCCCTCTTTCAGACGGGCTTTCCAGGCTTTGTAGGCTGCTGATTTTGAATTTCCACCTGCACGTTTTGGATATGCCAACCAGGCCTGCTCGAACTCAGGTGAATATTCCTGCCGGGCAAAACAGACTGACGAAGACGCGTAAGCAGATGCGCCAATGGTTTTTGATTCATTGACTGGTTCTTTGACTGGTTCAAAAGAGTGACTGGTTCTGGGTGAATCTCCTTCACTACCCCCTGGTGCAACTCCTGCACTACCTAGTGAATTTGCTGCACCAGGTAATGAATTATTTGCACTCCCCCCTAGTGAATCTCCTGCACCATCCAGATGAAGGAGATAGATATTACTTGAGTTACCTTTTTCACCTTTCCGGGTGACTTTTTTTACCAGCCCGGACTCACAAAGGGCCGCAATATGATTCATCACAGAACGTTTGCTAATCTCGCACTGGTCAGCAATATGCTGGTAGCTGGGCCAGCACTCACCCTGATCGCTGGCATTATCAGCCAGCTTGATCAGAACCAGTTTTCGCAATGGATTACCCACTCGAATTTTCATCGCTTTAACCATCAGCTCCATGCTCATGCAGCACCTCCGAGATGCTTCATGTTTTTGCCGGAACGAAAGGCAATAAGAGGCATGTTGACGCGGTAATTACGCCCAAGAGGCTCACAGACAACCTTCTGACATTCACGATCAACCAAGCTAATACGCAGTACGTACCCTTCTGGTGTGCTGTACCACTGTCCTGGACGAGGGCAATGAAAACGTTGGCTGGTGAACCGTTTAAAAATATTCCGGATCATTTGCGCCCCCTTACCTCTGAACGGTTCAGTGTCATATTGATAAGGCTCGCAAGCGCCGCAGCGTCATTGATGCGGTCGTACAGGCTGACAGCCAGCGGAGATTCCGCTTTTTCCAGCATGGGATAAAGCTGCTGTAACCAGACCTGATGAATGGATGAAATGTAGGAATAAAGAACGCTGGCATTATGTGCTGCATCGCTCAGCACCGATGGAGTTGAAAGTTGTTTCTCCATCTGGTTAAAGGCATTGATGTATGCCTCTTTGAATTGGGCGGCGCGTTTGCCCGTAAAGCCCATAGCAAGGAAAGCAAAGCCGTCGCGGGTGATGTTGTAGCAGGGAAGTTTGCGGCCAGATGCGTCGGTGTAATCACTCACCGCAAAATTGCGGGCAGTAAACTCAGGAGAACAATCAAGTGCGCGGATCTTTTTCAGAACATCGTCATGACGTTTGGTGAAGTAGTCGGCAACAGCAAGGGAAGAAGTAACGGCTTGCCCGTTAATAACACTGATTTCAGGTTGAGCGAGAGTTGGGACTGTAGCCATGATGGCCGCCTCCGATAACTTGGATGTGACTCCACCACCGGAAACGCCAATTTCACTGGTGGTGAACTGAGCAGGGTTGGCGTAACCGGCGTTATCGGAAACCGGCGCACCTTTCGGTGCCCCTACCCAGCCCACCATAATTTGGATATAGCCGAGCTGCGACAATAAAAAAGACGCAGGCGCGTCATTTGTCGCCGATAACAATTCCAGGACGCCAATCCCGGCACCCGCTTTATAAGGTGCCTGAACAGTGTAACGTCCCGGAATTGCAGAATCAATGTGTTCCTGGCGCTTCACACTCAACAAAATCACGCCTGAATTTCCACAAAGGGTTAAAACACTCATGCGGATAGCCCTTGCGCAGATAGATAACGCGCTCAGTTTCTGGTTCCCAGCGAATGACATGGACATAAAGTCCCCTTCCATCCCGAAACCAGCGGTTAAGTTCCTGCACGATTCATCCCCCACGGTCAGGCTGTGTTCCCTGTGGTTACGCACGACCAGACTATTTGGTAATCTGCATTCATGACGCAACGGCCGGTACTCATACATCCCCGGTTGTTGCGACAAACGGTTATTTACCGTTAAACTGTTCATGCGTTGGTTTTCTCCATAAAATTTGACGCCACGGCGCCCGGAGCTGCACACTCGCGGGCGTCACCCTTTTCTGGCGCGCAAAAAACTCTGTATACCAGTGTCGAATGCTGTTGCAGCTTTGCGATCGCCTGATACAACTCCTCATCAATCACGACTTTTTCATGTGGCTCAATAACGCCATCTTCGATAGCCACCCTGATTTGCTGGGAATAACTGGTGATCTGCTCAATCGCTTCCAGAAGGCGCTGATTAATATCTGCGTTATCCACTTCTTCCATATCTGCCAGCGGAACAAAAACGCCCCCTGATGCCCTGGCTACTGAATGCGCCAGGTGATAGGTTCCTCCGGCGCGTTGCAGCACCAGCGCCCACCCAATCGGGAAGATCTGATCACCACCAGTACGCAGGCGGTTAAACAGAGCATCTTTGGTGACATCCAGCCATTCTGCGGCTTCTTCATAACCGCCATGCAGACTGGAAATCGTCTTTTTAATCGCGGCCACCAGCCAGCGGGGCTGCTTTTCAACTTTCCATTCAGGTTCATGTCCCACGGATCTACTCCTTCTGCTGTGGTGGCGGTCAAATCGCCGAATCACTAAGCTGATATCTGTTTGGATACAAAATTTGCATCTCGCTAATTTCTCCGGCGTAAAATTGAGCCAGGCGCTCAGCAAGCTCTGTTGAAGGAGCCTGCTCGCATCTTTCAACCCGGCTTAATGTTGCAGGATCAACCTGAACCCCTTTAGCGACGTGCTGTAACGTATAACCATGCGATTTCCGCAATTTTCTCAATGGTGATTGCATAAAACCTCCTTCTTTTGCGTATGTCGCATGTTATTTCATACAGCAAACTTGCGCAAGTTGATTTGCACAATGCGCAAAAAATTAATGTAATGAACGCATGAATATAGGAAACCGTGTCAGACAACTTCGCCGCGCGAAGAACATGAAAATTGCTGAGCTAGCAGAAGCCATCGGCGTGGATGCCGCAAACATCTCTCGTCTGGAGACTGGCAAGCAAAAGCAATTTACCGAACAAACACTTTCTAGGCTGGCTGACTGCTTAGGTGTTGATATAGCAGAACTCTTTACCTCAGACCCAAAAGGTAATACTGTATGTAAACACAGTGATATGAGGAAGGATTCAGCTAACGTGAAGGATTTGTTCCGTATCGAGATACTGGATGTCAGTGCAAGCGCCGGTAATGGACTCATTCAGGGCGGTGATGTTATCGATGTAATCCATGCTATCGAATATAACAAGGACAAAGCATTAGCTATGTTTGGCGGGCGCCCTGCCGCTGAGCTTAAAGTGATTAACGTGCGCGGTGACAGCATGGCGCCAACAATTGAACCCGGAGATCTTATTTTTGTCGATATAAGCATCAACCAGTTCGATGGTGACGGCATCTATGTCTTTGGCTTTGATGATAAAATATACGTAAAACGGCTGCAGATGATCCCCGATAAATTATTGGTGATATCTGATAACACTAACTACCGGGAATGGAGTATTACCAAAGACAACGAGTGCAGGTTCGGTGTTTTTGGCAAGGTTCTGATAAGCCAGACGCAGTCACTCAAACGACACAATTAATAGAAAGCGTCGACAAGGCCACCTTCATGGTGGCTTTTTTTTCGACCTTAAATTGCATATATCGCAATTTTATACTTGCGCAATGTGCAATTTAAATGTAACTTGCATTCATAGAACAGCGAACAGGCAGGACGCCCACGAAGTAGCCGCCGGTGGCATACGAATGACCGGATGATTCGCGATAGGTCTATCTGAGGATTAACAATGAAAGTTCAGATACTGAGTAAAAATGGCGAAATAGTGTGGTCTCACGATGTTGCCGCCCAGATTGACAAGAGCGGCGATTCATGGCGCAACGGTAATCATGAATTGATGGCTGGGGTCACATTCTCTCTGCGACGCGCTCTTGAGCAAGCAGAAGTGTTACCGGAAGAAAGCAACTGGATATGGCCTTTTTCAATCATACATGGATCTAACAAGCAATTTCGGCAAGTTGCTCGCCAAGTCGCTCTCGAAGAGCCTCTGAAAGTTGCATGCGAACTTTGTCAGGCATGCCATCAGCATCACAATAACAGCACCGATCAATCATGTCGAAAGCAGACTTGTAAAAATTTTGCTGCTGCTGATCGGTAAGACTGTTGAACAACGAGGTCATGACGATTTTGCTCAGGGCGTAATTCAGATCTTTTTCATCAAAGGTCATTTTGTTTTCCTTCTGTGTTTGAGAGCTATGAAGGATACCACCGCGCCTGATGTGGTTAAAAGCAGGCACTCAACGAATTGCTGTGTGAAGTCTTGTCGGCGTCCGGCTCTTCCAACAACAGGAGGAAGGCGACAGTGTTCTGCCGTGACGCCGACCTTTTTACAAAACAGAAAAGAGCATCTCCGCGCGACGGGCTCATTACCCAATCCACCCGGAAAGCTGTTACAGCAGGTGCTCTTTTCTGTTTTGTGGAGAAACCTACGTAAAACGCCAGTGCAGAGGCGTTAAGGAAACAAAATGCATAACCCATTTTTTAAAAACATGCTGATATATCGCTTCAGCCGCGACTTTAACATCGACATAGACTCTCTTGATAAGAAACTTGAGCTGTTTCGCTTCTCACCATGCGGAAGCCAGGATATGGCAAAAAGCGGATGGTTTTCACCATTAGTCCAGTATTCAGATGTGCTATATCATGCAGTCAATAACCAGTTACTTTTGGTTATTCGTCGTGAAGAAAAAATCATACCTAAACAGACGATCGTCGATGAGATTAATAAGAAGGTCTCCACGCTTGAGCAGGAGCAAGGCCGCCGTCTTAAGAAAACTGAGAAAGACTCTATTCGTGATGATGTTCTTCATTCCCTGTTACCCAGGGCGTTTACTAAAAACAGTCTGGTTCGTATTTGGATAAACACTGCAGCCGGGTTTATCGTTGTTGATACATCCAGCATCAAGCGCGCAGAAGATTCTCTCGCCCTGCTTCGTAAAACCCTAGGCTCCTTGCCAGTCGTGCCGCTGACGATGGAAAACCCTATCGAGCTCACGCTAACTGAGTGGGTTCGTAGCGAAGCGGCTCCTTCCGGGTTCTCCATCGGCGATGAAGCGGTCCTTAAAGCTATTCTCGAAGATGGTGGCACAGGCCAGTTTAAAAAGCAGGATCTTGCCTGCGATGAAATTCTTACCCATATCGAAGCTGGAAAGGTAGTTACCCAGATTTCAATAGAATGGCAGCAGCGTATCAGTTTCACCCTTTCCTGTGACGGTATATTGAAACGCGTAAAATTTGCAGATCAGTTAATCAGCCAGAACGACGATATCGACAGGGAAGATGTCGTGCAGCGATTTGATGCTGACATCATGCTGATGACAGGCGAACTCAGTAATCTTATTTCCGATTTAACGGCTGCCCTCGGCGGCGAAGCCAAGCGATAACTCATAGCGGCAATTAACCCCACATCGTGGGTTGGGTTGCTGTACTCAAAATTCACGCGGTGCAGCGCGAAATAAATTATAAGGAGAACCAACGATGAGTTTTATTCAAACACTTTCAGGTAAACAATTTGATTATCTCAGCGCAACTATTGACGACATTGATATTGAAGATATCGCCGTGGCGCTTTCCAATATTTGCCGCTTCTCCGGACATCTCCCTGAGTTTTATAGCGTGGCGCAGCATTCCGTACTGTGCAGCCAGCTTGTATCACCGGAGTTTGCCTTTGAAGCCCTGATGCACGACGCAGCCGAAGCGTATTGCCAGGATATCCCTGCCCCATTAAAAGCGTTACTGCCTGATTATCGCGAGATTGAGAAACGTACCGATCAACTGATCCGCTTTAAGTTTGGCTTGCCACTGGAAGAAGCCAGCGTAGTGAAGTATGCAGATCTGACCATGCTGGCAACTGAACGCCGCGATCTGGATATTGATGACAGTATTCCCTGGGTAATACTGGAAGGTATCCCCCCGACAGATTTATTCGAAATCTACCCACTTCGCCCCGGTCAGGCTTTCGGCCTGTTTATGGCCCGCTTTAATGAACTGATGGAGCTACGCCAATGTGCTGCATAAAAGATAAAGAGTCTGTAGTGAAGGCAATCAGATCAAGACTTTTGTGGGAGCGCGTTGAAGGCGGTGCAGCATGAAACTGGAAATGTACACCCTGGACGGATCGGTGATTGTTGATAGCAATCTGGTAACACAGTTCTATCCAGACTACAAAAGCGGCGGCGAGTTAACAGTCATCGAGACTATTTCAGCCACCGGAGAAACTTTCACCGTGAGGGTTAAACACTCGTTTCTTCAGGTAACAAGTGCGCTGGCTACGGCGTGGAGCGTTGATGAAAAGAAAGCTGAAGGAGCAGCTCAATGAGCAACCGAATTCGCAATGCTCAGGTATTCGACGCGCGCACCGGTGAGTACCCGGTTTATATGTACATTCACTGGATCATTGGTGGTGAACTTGATTTTGATGCCAATTATCAGCGCGGGTATGTCTGGGGGCATGAAGAGCAGCAGGCATTCTTAAACGCAGTTATTTCTGGTTTTCCTATCGGCTCAGTGGCGCTGGCAAAGGCACCTGACTGGTGTTCGCGTGAACTTCCTTACATAGAAGTTGTTGACGGTAAGCAGCGTCTCACCACTTTGAAAAAATTCATCACCAATGAGATTCCAATCATCCTAGCTGATGGTCCGCTTTACTGGCGAGACATGACTCGTGCGGAGCAATTGGTATTTGGGCGTCGTCCACTCCCAGCAGTTGTGCTGGATGAGGTGACGTACAAGGATCGCTTGGCTTATTTCATGGTGGTGAACTTTACTGGCGTTCCGCAAAGCGAAGAGCACAAGCGACACGTAATGCAACTAATGGAGGCTGCCCAATGAGCAACATCGACAAACAGGCGCTACGAGAGCGCTATTCACCAAAACCTGCACCTGAATGCCACATTTGCGGTGCTGAAATGACTATACAGCGCATGTCTGCCAGTCGAATTACCTATGGCTGCACGGGCGCGACATACGACGATAAAGGTTGCCACTACGCAGAAGGCCGCAGTATCGCAGATGACCATTATGAACAGTCTCGCGTCACCGTAGTTGATGTGAGTGACCCGAATGTGCTGGCGCTGCTGGATGAGCTGGACAGCGCCAACGGTTACGTCAGCGCATACGAGGCTGAAAAATGGCATTACCACGGACTGGCTGAGTCTGAGGGGGAGCGGGCAGACAGAGCAGAAAAGCGCGTGGCCGAACTGGAATACATCGCGACTGATTACGGTGTGAAATTTCAGAAAACACAGGACGCGCTGAAACATCAGGCGCTGTTGCATAAATCGCAGATGGAAGCCGCAGAAAAGCAAGTGGAAGAATTAACGATGTGGGTTAAACGACTGGCCAATTCACTCAGAAACACCAAGCCGAACAGCAAGTTATACGGTGCCGCAATGGACTATTTGAGCCGTAAAGGATTAATCAGTGTGGAGGATGTATTGAGATGACCACTATTACCAAAGAATGGCTACAGCAAACTATCGCTGAATTTGAAAACACTCGCGACGATATTCCGTTTGGTCTCGACGATGATGACGCCAAAATTTTGTTGGTGCTGAAGCGGGCGCTGGCATCGCTGGATGCTGAGCCCGTGCGATACCTGAATAAATTTTCCGGTACATGCGTGACGTTAGAGCAGCAGTCAAACGCTGCAGATGATGTTGCCGTGTATATACCGCTCTACACAGCACCGCCAGCGCCGGTAGTGCCGGAAGAGGCTTACAGCGACGACTGCCCTGACTTATACGCCAGTCAGCCGGAAGCTTGGGCTGCTGGCTGGAACGCTTGTCGCGCTGCCCTGCTTCATGGTGCCGAACCTGTAAGCCAAACTTACGAGTTGCCACAAACGCAGTTTGAGCAGGTTGCAGACCTCTACGAAATGCAATTTGATGATGGGCGCACCTGCGCATTCCACACAGATGGTGCAAAAGCTGCTCAGTGGTTGCTCGCATGCGATGGTAATAAGGTGCAGGAATACGTCAGGCTTGAGCGCTATCATGAGGCTCTTATTGGTAACTCTCCGGTAATTCCGGATGATTGGGTTATGGTGCCGAAGAAACTAACTGCTGAGAACGGTGCCAAGAGTTTGCTATCCGGTGAGTTTTTAGAAACTACTTTTATAAGCTTTCCTGAATGCTTGGCCGACGAAGAATGCGAAAGCTGCGACGGCAGCGGGAGAATTAAAATTGAGGTTCCTGTCAGATGGACGACGATTAAGGCTATTTGGAATAAAGGCGTTGAACATTTTCGTAGCAGCACCGCAACAGGGGACAACTAATTTATGAATAACTTGATGATCGACCTTGAAACTATGGGTAAAAAACCTAACGCGCCTGTTGTCTCCATCGGTGCTGTGTTCTTCGATCCGCAAAGTGGTGAAATTGGACCTGAGTTCTATACCGCCGTTAGCCTTGAAAGCGCAATGGAACAAGGTGCCGTTCCTGATGGTGATACCATTCTATGGTGGTTAAGACAAAGCCCGGAAGCGCGAGCGGCTATTTGCGCTGATGCAGTATCTGTTACGACCGCGCTTATTGAGTTCAATGACTTTATCACCTGTCACGCCGACGATTTGAAATACCTGAAGGTATGGGGTAACGGTGCCAATTTCGATAACGTTATCCTGCGTGGCGCTTTCGAACGTGCCAGCCTCCCCTGCCTGTGGAATTACCGGAACGATCATGACGTCCGCACGATGGTTACTTTGGGTCGTGCAATCGGCTTCGATCCCAAACGTGACATGCCGTTCGAAGGCGATATGCACAACGCGCTGGCTGATGCCAGGCATCAGGCGAAATACGTTTCAGCTATCTGGCAGAAACTGATCCCGCCCACCAGCAACAATATCTGATTTAAACCGGGTGCAGCCGGTTAGATGGAGAAGCAACTCATGAGCGATCGCTTCCTGACTGAGGAGGAACTGGAAGATGCTACAGGAGCAAGCCAGAAGTCACTCCAGAAAGAAGTATTAACGCTGAACGGTATTTATTTTATAGAACGCCGGGACGGTTCAATCAGAACAACCTGGTATCATATAAATCACCCAGTTTCGCGCCTTCTTCCACCAGCAGGGTATCAGCCTGTACCAGGCATGAATTTTGACGCTATAGAGAGTTAACATGGGTCGCAAACGTGCGCCCGGTAATGAGTGGATGCCAAAGGGTGTATTCTTTCGCCCTTCTGGTTACTACTGGAAACCGGGAGGATCAACAGAAAATATAGCTCCAGCTGATGCAACTAAAGCTGAGGTCTGGGTGGCTTACGAAAAAAAAGTTGAGGGTAGAAAAAACAGAATTACATTCACACAATTATGGCGAAAATTTCTTGCCAGTGCCGATTATGCTGATCTGGCCCCAAGAACGCAGAAAGATTATCTGGCACATGAGAAATATATACTTGCCGTATTTGGTGATGCCGAAGCTAAAGCAATAAAGCCAGAACATATCCGGCGTTATATGGATGCCCGTGGGCAAAAAAGCCGTGTCCAGGCGAATCATGAACACAGCTCTATGTCGCGCGTATTTCGTTGGAGTTATCAACGTGGTTATGTTCCTGGTAATCCTTGCGTTGGTGTGGATAAGTTTCCTAAGCCTCAACGCGATCGATATATTACCGATGAAGAGTACAGAGCGATATATAATAACGCAACGCCAGCCGTCAGGGCTGCAATGGAAATAGCTTATTTATGTGCTGCCAGAGTTTCTGATGTATTGAAAATGAACTGGAATCAAATACTGGAGAAAGGAATTTTTATTCAGCAAGGAAAAACCGGAGTTAAACAAATTAAATCCTGGACAGATCGCTTACGTGATGCCGTTGAAATATGTCGTGAATGGGGAGAGGAAGGCCCTGTTATCAGGACTATGTATGGCGAGCGTTATTCTTATAAAGGATTTAACGAGGCGTGGAGAAAGGCGCGAAAGGCTGCGGGGGATGATCTGGGACGTCCTCTTGACTGCACTTTCCACGATCTAAAGGCAAAGGGGATTTCAGACTATGAGGGAACGGCAAAAGACAAGCAGAAGTACAGTGGCCACAAAACCGAATCCCAGGTTCTTGTTTACGATCGCAAGGTGAAAATGAGCCCAACCCTGGACAGGAAGCGTTGAGCTTTTCGATGTGCGCCAGTTAAAATTCTGGCGTTTTTTTCTCACCGAATTTTCTCATTTTTTCTCAACGTGATTTTCATCACTATAAGAAAATCACGTAAGTGCTTGAATAGTGGCGGAGAGAGAGGGATTCGAACCCTCGGCGGAGTTACCCCCGCAACGGTTTTCGAGACCGGTCCGTTCAGCCGCTCCGGCATCTCTCCGTATATTGCAATGATGCCAGGTAATTTGGCATTTTAACAGACCCTATTCGGGTAATTTTGTTCAAGTGACGAGTTTACGAGCAAAACGATGATTAAGTGGCCCTGGAAAGCACAAGAAATAACCCAGAACGAAGACTGGCCGTGGGATGATGCGCTAGCTATACCTCTTCTGGTAAACCTCACCGCGCAAGAACAGGCTCGGCTTATTGCGCTAGCCGAACGTTTTTTGCAGCAGAAAAGACTGGTAGCGCTACAGGGATTTGAGCTCGACTCGTTAAAAAGTGCACGTATTGCGTTAATTTTTTGCTTACCGATCCTGGAGCTCGGTATTGAGTGGCTTGATGGTTTTCATGAAGTGCTCATTTATCCCGCGCCCTTTGTAGTAGATGATGAATGGGAAGATGACATAGGTCTGGTGCACAGCCAGCGTGTCGTACAGTCGGGGCAAAGCTGGCAACAAGGGCCCATCATTCTGAACTGGCTGGATATCCAGGACTCGTTCGATGCTTCGGGTTTCAACCTCATTATTCATGAAGTCGCGCACAAACTGGATATGCGTAATGGCGATCGCGCCAGCGGCATCCCTTTCATCCCGTTGCGCGATGTGGCTGGCTGGGAACACGATCTCCACGCGGCAATGAATAATATTCAGGATGAAATCGACCTTGTTGGCGAAAGCGCTGCCAGTATAGATGCCTATGCCGCCACCGACCCTGCAGAATGTTTTGCCGTGTTGTCAGAGTATTTTTTCAGCGCGCCAGAACTGTTTGCTCCACGTTTCCCGGCGCTATGGCAGCGTTTTTGCCAGTTCTATCGCCAGGATCCTTCTCAGCGCTTACGGGTAAGCGCTGACGAAGGCGACTACGGCGAGGAATCCGAACATTAATTCCTCACTTTGTGGGTTAATTAACCAATTGAATTGGCGCGTTAATTTTACTGTTGACACGTTATAGCCGGCCCAGTATTATGCGCCTCGTTGAAACAATTCCTCTGTAGTTCAGTCGGTAGAACGGCGGACTGTTAATCCGTATGTCACTGGTTCGAGTCCAGTCAGAGGAGCCAAATTTAGGAAAGCAGACGTTCACTGGCGTCTGCTTTCTGCATTTATATCAACTGGTTATCCCCTTCTTCAGGTTCACCCTCGTTCACTAAAAACCACTCGCAGCCATACCCTTTTGCTGGTAAAGCTGGTTTGATTTGCGTTTTACCAGCACGCGGAGGGAACCGTCATGTCACTGACTGATACCAAAGTAAAAAATGCCAGACCATCGGAAAAGGCCGTCAAGCTCGCTGACGGGTTTAGCCTCTATCGATTCAAAATACTGGCAGTCAGGCTATCGCTTCAATGGCAAACAGAAGGTGTTTTCTATTGAGGTTTACCCTGCGGTTTCTCTTGCTGATGCCAGACAACGCCGTGACGAGGCCAAAAGGCTGCTGGCTCAGGGGATTGATCCGAACGCAAAAAACAGGCTGATGAAAAAATCCTTCAGGAAAAGCGCGATAAAACCCGCTCGTCCCGTGTCGTCGCCAAAAGCTGATGCGCCATAATTCTGCCTATGATATTGACGGAAATCTTTTCGCCTGCACCAGAAATTTATCTGCCATTTCCGCTACCGGCGTCAGACTGCCTGTATCAACCATTTTCACAAAATATTTCACGTCTAAAGTTCATTCTGCCCCCTGCCCTTAATCTCTACGGCGTTATGTCTCAGAATTATTTGCCAAGTGCCTGCCAGTTTTTCACGTTTCATCAGACGCTGGTACATAGCCATTGCGGTAAGGTCACAGCATTTAACTTGTGCAATTACAGACAAAGTTGCGCCATGCCGGAGCAAAGTAGGAATTAGATCAAAACTTCAACGCTTTGTTGTTTTTGTCAGCAAACAAACGCGCAACCTTATTTCCCCCTTTGACAAGCCGATCGCACATCGTTACTATGCGCCCCGTTCACACGATTCCTCTGTAGTTCAGTCGGTAGAACGGCGGACTGTTAATCCGTATGTCACTGGTTCGAGTCCAGTCAGAGGAGCCAGATTTTAGTTTCGGGACATCCTGGCGAGTCCGGAGACGTTTAAAAAACAAGAAATTATCTTTACCCGGTTGATCTGATAAGGTTTGCCGGGTTTTTTGACATCCATAGTTTTTGGGGCTTAATCGGGGCCTCACGGTTCGTTGAGTAAATGGAGCCCCCTCCTATGGCATTAACCGATACCGCTGGCGGCACGCAGACCGATCCGGGTACAGGAAAACCGTCAGAAAATCCACCCGCCGATCCACCGTCAGATGGTCCCGCTTCTGAAAAACCACACGACCCACCCGCCGATCCCAATAAGCCCACTCCACCGAAAGAAGAAACGCCGCCCGGCGCGCCGGAGAAATACGCGTTCACCGCCCCTGAAGGTCAGGAACTAGATACCAGCGCGCTGGCGCAGTTCGAACCAGTGGCGCGTGAACTGAACCTGACGCAGGAGCAGGCGCAGAAGCTGGTGGACGTCTATCCGAAAGTGCTGGCGGGAGTGCAACAACAGCAAGCGGAGTCATGGCAGAAGCAAACAGAAGACTGGGCTGCGGCAGTTAAAGCCGATAAAGACATTGGCGGTGACAAGCTGGCGTCTAATCTTGGCGCAGCTCAGCGGGCTATCGACACGTTCGGTACCAAAGAACTGAAAGAGTATCTCGATGGTACCTGCGCCAGATCTCTGGTCAATGCTGCACCGTGA